TATATAACAGCACTCAAATTAGCCAATGCTGGAAAGCTTAATTCAAAAACCGATGATGACCCAGATTCACTGGATTTAGACGAAGAAAAAGCTTTGCACGAACACCTTAAAAGACAAATAACAGAAATCAAACTGCAATTAATAAAAGGACAAGTACATAAAGCCGAGGATGTCGAAGCGGTAATGACGGATATGTTCGAGAAATTCAAATCGAAGATGACCGCCCTCCCTTCCAAGTTGGCCAAAAAACTAGAAGGGAAAAGCAGGACAGAGATACAGAAGATACTTAAGCTAGAAATTGACAACGCCCTAACTGAGCTGTCAAGTTATGATGCAGCTGACTTCTATTCAGATGAACATATTGATATATCGCCTGAAACAATCGGCTCGTTAGGAGTTGAGGATATTGACGAATAGAGAAGTAAGCTGGCATACGTTGCAGCTAATGAGTAAATTAGCGAGCACACTCAAACCAAAAGATAATATGACACTGAGCCAATGGGCAGATAACTACATGGTATTACCAGAAGGCTCAAACGAAGCAGGTCATTACTCCACAGATACGATACCATATCAAAAAGGTATTATGGATGCCATAACAGACCCTGAGGTTGTGGATGTTGCAGTTATGAGTTCTGCACAAGTGGGTAAGACTACAATCATAATGTGCGGAATAGGATATTACATAGATTATGAACCAGCTACACAAATGCTGGTTATGCCAACAATTAAAGATGCTGAAAAGTTTTCAAAGACAAGACTATCTCAGATGATAGAAGATATCCCTCAGTTAAGAGGAAAGGTTGCAGACCCTAAAGCAAGAAACTCAAACAACACAATACTTTTAAAGAGCTACCCAGGAGGAAACATTGCAATAGGTGGCGCAAACTCACCAAGCTCACTTGCTTCTGATCCACGTCGCATCATATGGATGGATGAAACAGACCGCTTCCCTGAGTCGGCTGGCTCGGAAGGAAATCCAATCAAACTGGCAGAAAAGCGTGCTACTTCTTACTGGAACAAAAAGCATATTAAGACTTCAACACCGACAATAGCAGGTAAAAGTAAGATAGAGGCAGCCTATAACAAAGGCTCAATGGAAGAATGGTGTGTTAAGTGTCCTGAATGTGGAGCTTGGCAGCCATACAGCTTTAAAAGAATAGATTTCAACAGTGTATCAATGGCCTGCCAAGAATGTGGAGTTCTATCCTCTGAAAGAGCCTGGAAAGATAGTGAGCATAAATGGATAGCAAAGCATCCAGAAAGAACAAGAGCTAGGTCATTCAGATTAAATGAAATGGCAAGCCCATTTGTTGATTGGATAGATATAATAGAGAACTTCAAAGACGCAGATGAAAAGCTAAAAAGGTATCACGACCCAGAGGACATGAAGGTATTTATTAATACCGTCCTTGGCGAGGTATGGGAAGAAACAGCATACCTTGATGATGCTGTAGACAATGAAGAACTTGAGAAGAGAACTGAAAAGTATGAAGCTGAAATACCAGAAGGTGTATTACTCCTGACCGCCGCTGTGGATGTTCAGGATAATCGATTTGAGGTCGAAATAAGAGGCTGGGCTCGCAATTATGAATCATGGGGAATATATAAGACGGAGATATATGGAGACCTTATCACAGATGAACCTTGGGACCAGCTAGAAACATACCTAAGTCAAACACTCCACTTTGAGGATGGAGCCGAGCTGAATATAGCAGGCTTTGCTATAGACACTGGCGGTCACTTTACTAATAAGACCTATAAGTGGATTAAGAAAATGCGTAGCAAAGGTAAGAAGTGCTATGGCATTAAAGGCTATGCAGGTAAACCTGATTTACCGTTAATATATAAGCGAACAGTAGTTGATATCAAGGAAGAGCGTGCAGGTAAGCAGATAGTTGTTGACCACACGCTTATTTATGTTATTGGTGTTGACTCTGGAAAAGAAGATATCACTAAGCGTCTATCTCTGGAAGAACCAGGAGATGGCTATTGTCATTTCCCTGATGGAGAAGGTAGAGGCTACGATGAAGAATATTTCAAAGGACTTACCTGTGAAAAACAGGTAGTGAAAAAAGTAAATGGATTCCTTAAAAAGGTATGGGTAAAGCCTAGCGGCGCAAGAAATGAGCCCCTAGACCTTTTTAATTATAACTATGCTGTAGAGGAATTAATCAGACCTGACTGGGACAAGCTTGAGGAAAAGCTAAGAAAAGGCGTCAACTACATGAAACGCAACCCAAAGCGCAGAATAACCAGAAGGTCAGTATCAGGAATTGAGGTGTAATATGACAGTCATAATTAAGACCAAGAAACAGTATGAAGATGCGTTGGCTACACTTGAAGATTACAAGAAAGCCCGTAAAAAGATTCTTAATGGCGGCCAATCATACACCATTGGATCAACACAGATGAACAGAGCATCTCTTGCATCAATTGAGGAAGCTATATCGGCATACGAAAGTGCTATAGATGCATACGAGAGTACAGGCTCAACTAAAAGAAGAGTAGTAAGAGCTGTTCCATTAGGATAAAGGAGGCAATGCATGGGATATTTCGCAGATGCCAAAAGGCTTAGAGAGACAAGAAAAAGTCTTGAGTTAGCCCAAGCGGAAAATCAACTAGCACGTACAAGAGCAAAAACAGCTGCTTACAACGTGCAAAGGGAAGCTATGGAGCGTTTTAGCAACTCAGGATACAGTCATGGTGGTGCCTCACGTACCGCTACATGGGCTGAAAGATATCACTCTGATAGTTTATCACCAAAAAGTGACATTGAAGAAAACAGAAAACTGTTAAGAGAGCGCACTAGAGACCTTACAATGAACGCTCCAATTGCAGCAGCTGCAGTTAACTCAACAAGAACCAGCGTTGTAGGCACAGGTTTAAAACCAAAGCCTAAGATTGACTATGAATTTCTTGGAATGTCTGCAGATGAAGCTCTAAGGCTGCAAAATCTCATAAAAAAAGAATTTGCCATATGGGCAAACTCAACACTATGTGATGTGTGCGACCTAAATAACTTCTATGAGCTGCAACAAATAGCATTCAATGACTGGCTTAGGAATGGTGAAGAGTTTGTACAGCTCACATATGGAGAAAAAACAGACTTCATGCCTTATGAATTAAGGCTAAGATTGGTGTCAGCTGATAGAATTTCAACTCCAAATAGCCTTAATGGTGAATATGATGGATATGACCCAAAGATAACCAATGGCAACACCATCATGAACGGAGTAGAGATAGATTCAAATGGCAAAGTAGTAGCTTACTGGATATCTTCTACCTTCCCAGGAGAATACGAAAGCAAAACCACTAAGTGGGCTAGAGTATTAAAAAGAGGAAAAAGGACAGGGAACCCTAATATATTGCACATCTTCAACGCTGAAAGAGCAGAGCAATATAGAGGAGTTCCTTTTTTAGCACCTGTTATTACAGCAATCAAGCAATTAACCAGATATACAGAAGCTGAAATCATGGCTGCTGTAATTAATTCAATGTTTGCACTATTCATCAAAACTGAAAGTGGAAATGATGTTGAAGATTTTGGAGGTGTTGATGATGAAGACTGGGCACAAGTTCAGCCAGATAAGGATGATGAGATAAAACTGGGAAACGGCACTATCAATTTCCTAAAAGAAAACGAAAGTGTTGAAGCTGTTGAATCCAAGCACCCATCACAAAACTACGACACATTTGTAAACGCTTTTGCAACCTTGATAGGTGCAGCTCTTGAAATATCGCCAGAAGTGTTATTAAAGAAATTCAATTCAAGCTTTAGTGCATCCAAGGGAGCGTTGAATGAAACTTGGAAATCATTTTCTATGAGGCGCAAATGGTTTGTGGATGATTTTTGCCAGCAAGTATATGAAATGTGGCTTGCAGAAGCAGTAAGCCAAGGCCGTATCAATATGCCAGGCTTCTTTGCTGACCCATTAATCAGAAAAGCATACACAAATGCTACATGGACTGGTCCTGCACAGGGAGTATTAAACCCAGTTCAAGAAGTTAATGCGGCAGTAACAAGAATTCAAAACGGACTCTCAACCCATGAAGATGAATGTGCCGCAATCAACGGAACTGATTTTGAGGATAATGTAAGAGCTCTTGAGATGGAAAATGAGAGATTAGCTCAAGCTAATAAAGCATTTATACAGGAGGAAAGTGATGAAGAAAATTGAGATTAAAGGTCCAATCGTATCAAATGATGTCGGTTGGCTATACAACTATTTTGGTATGGATGCAGCTTATCCAAACTTGATTAAAGAGGGCCTAGCAGATGCAGCAGGTGATGATGTAGTTATTGAAATTAATTCACCTGGTGGTGTATGCGTATACGGCTATGAAATGTACACAGCAATTAAACAGTATGAGGGCAAGGTAACAGTTCATGTTATCAGTGCAATGTCCGCAGCAACACTTATTGTGTGTGCAGCAGATGAAGCCCTTATTTCTGATACAGGAATCTTTATGATTCATAATGCTCAGTCTCAAGCTTCAGGTGACTACAGAGACATGGAGAT